GTAAGAACTCGACCAGCAGTTTTTTCAATACCTAAAGCACGACCAAATTCAAATGGCATTGCTGTAAGACTGGCAACCGCATCAGTTGTTCCCGATAACCAAGTGTTTGGTTTTCCATAAACCAATTCACTGAGTCCACGGCCAATGGTAGAAATGTTTCCAGATGGTGTTTGAGTCTTACGCCAAATATCTCCAATAGGGCCATTTGTAAAATAGTCAAGTTGATTTGGCATTTGAAATGCCGTCATCGCAGGTGAACTTAATCCTTCTGCAACTGATTTGACCGGGACTCCAACGGCACGAGCGGCAATACCAATGGGACTATTCAAAAATCCTTTTGTACCGGCTTGAGTGGTTTGCATCGCTAAGTCATCCGCAACAGTTGGTTGGGCGGCCCTAACCGCTGCTTGTTCTGCTGCGGTTGTTGCTGCTGACGTTGCTGTAGTTCCTGCTTCTCCTGCTACCGCTGTAGTGGCTCCTTCAGCTGCTGTAGCCCCTAATGCTGTTGATTCTGCAACTGCTCCACCAAGTTCAGGGTTTCCTACAAACGATCCTGCTGCCGCCGCAAGAAGTGATGGGCCTAGTATTGCTGCAACGCCATCCCAACCATGTTGTTGATAAGCAAGAACTGCTGCTCGATACATATGTTGAGGAGTATCAAATAATTTATTAGCAACACCCATTGCTGAATGAACTGCCAAGTCCCAAGGTGGTTCTTGAGTTGTAGGGCCAGGCTTATTTCCAGTAACCCATATTGGAAATGTTCCAAATTGAGTTACCATATTTTTCCAATAGCCAGGTCCATGACCCGGTGAACCTGAAGCCGTTGATTCCATTACTCCATGAACGGCGTTTTTAATAGTATGAGTTAGTTGTTGTAGAAGATTGCTTCCGGTGGTTTCAGCAACATTGCCAATTACCCCTAGACCATCTGAAGGTTTGTTTGGATCGTACATACCAAGACCTTGCAAAGTGTCTAAGTACGTTAATGGTTTTCCTTTGTTGCCAGTAACCGAATTTGGGGCACCGGCATACGCAGCAAAGCCATTAATAATTTGTGCAGCGGTATTCATGCCACCAAGACTGTCATGCCAACTATTATCTAAACCTGTTTCGCTAAGATTGCGTTTTGCCCAATTGCTAGTTTCAGAAACCGCACCATGGAGTGCACTAACAACACCATGAAGTGCACCAGCAGCGTGCTTGGGTGCATATTGGAGTGCACTAGCAACGTGCTTGGGTGCATATTCTACTGCGTTATCTAAGTTATCTAAACTAAGGTTTCTTTCTAGCCATCCACCAACATTGTTTTGTTTTACTGGTTCTTGAATTTTTGGAAATGGGTTGAATCGAGTTGGATACGCATTGACCGTTTCAGGCCCAGGTGTTTGTTGAGGGCGTGGTTCAACATTTTGAGGACGTGGTTCAACAATTGGAGTAGAAGTATCTTTCGGTTTGATTGGTAGATCTCCGCTGGAAATTCCGCCACTCATGGTTTTGCTTTTTCGTTATTTTGCATTGCTAATTTTTTGTACGCTTCTTTGTTTGAATCAACATGAAGATAAACAGCTTTTGCAAGTTGATGAATAAGATGAATCCCTGCTATCAATTGAGCGTTGTCCTCGACGTTGCCACCGGAATGAGCAACATGGTAAGCAATGTCAGGATGTGCCTTGAGCGAAGGTGCGGCGTTTAGAGTTTTTTCTAAATTGATTGCCAAAGCATCGTGGGGAGTATCTTTGGTTGGATCAAGGCGACCATCAATAGCCATTATTTTCCTANCGAATTAACAAAAGCCGCAAGTTCTTGTACCTGACGGGTTGCGTATGGTGAAGAAGCCGCATTGCTCATTACTTCTGCAATACGTTGTATGCCTTGATCTGAACTTGCTCCGGGTCTAAGATTTGCGTTTTCTAATCCGGCATCTATTGGTTCATTGGGTCGCTGTGTAGGGTGGAGAAAAGGCAACGTACCAGGAACCGCAGCAGGTTGCGATGGTGTTGATTGAACAGCAGGAATTGATTGTCCCTGTCGTTGGGGTGTAGGGGTGCCAGCAACCGGTACAGCACGTTGAGCATCTTCAAGCATTTTACGTTGACCGTAAGGTTCGCCGGGCGCAACGGTAATTGGCTGAGGGCCACGGTTGTTTAGATCAGTTCGGTTTGAGTAAGCAGTTTGAGTTGAACCTTCAACTTTTCCGCCTTTACCTTTTCTGGGCATGGAAATCTCTCAAGTATCGTTCGTAGAAAAATGCTCGAACAGCTCGGTCTTTTGCACAATCTAAACATACGGTAGGAACTACATCGTTTGAACAAAGTGGATCAACCATTTGAATAGCCGCTTNTGCACATATCCAACACTTTTCGTACATCATTGGGCCATTGCGGGGGGTGCAGAGGTTTGGTGTAACGATCCGAGAAGGTCTTGCAAATTACTTAATCCTTGTGGCGGTGCTGAAATCGGAGAACTTGCTTGCGCCATTTGTGCTTGGTCAGGCGGAGGGGTCGGAGCCATACCTGGTTGATCTTCTGGCTGCGCTTCTCCCATCCCTTCGGAAAGTCCTGCGGGACCTGGCTGTCCAGGTACTCCGCCCATATTCGGTACACCTGCTCCTTGCTGAGGTTGGGCATTTTGTTTATCCGCCTGTTCTTTTTGCATTTCTTCATGGACTTTCATAACCGCTTCCTCTAAAGGAGTGCGACCGTCGCCCATCATAATAGCGATACGAGATATCGTATTGGGGTCAAGTTGTCCTTGTACGGCTTGTTGTTCCAGGCCCGACAATAAGGCTTTACGAATTCCTTCAACGTGGATACGAGCGGTTTCAAGTTCGGGATCACGAATTAATGGATCCATTTCCATTGCTGATCGAACGGACATTTCTCCAATGCCAATCTTCTGACCAATCATTACGGCCATTTGGTTAGCGTCTGAACCGGGTAGCGGATAAGAGACACGGCACAGGTCAGTTTCAAAGGCTTCATCGGGTGTGTAATCCGGTGGGCCTTCAATTTTTCCATTCATTCCCATAAGGAAAATTGTTGGCTTTGAACCGTAATACGCTTTTTGAATAGCAATACCACGACGAATTTCGGCTTCCATTGAAGCGGCAAAGATTTCTTGGGTTTCTTGAATGTCGGGGTCAACGGCTTCAGACAGAACTGAATCTCCACGCTTAGCGGTGCGGATATTGGAACCCGATTCACCACCCCATTCAGCAGGAATACCAGCGCTCAAACGAGCGTTACGTTCTAAACGGTCAAGAGTAAGGCTTGCGTTTTGGTTAATCTGCGGATAGATNACATCAATCTGACCGTTTTGGATTACACCACGTACACCAGTTTTACCATCGGCGTTCTGAATAATTTTTGGCGTCATGCCTTGAGAGTTNGGGTGGGCCACTACCCATTCATCGGGGAATACGCCACGCATTACAGCAATGGTGTTGAGCGCATCAAGCTTTGCTTGTCGTTGATACATTCCCAACATGGCCTCGAATTTAGACATAACCTTGTCTAAGGCAATCCGTGTCGGGACGACGACAGGAGTGATGCCTGCTCGGTTAGGTACACGATCAAGAACAATTGCGCTCAGGCCAGGAAGGTTTTCTCCTGCCATATAGTTGCGAGATTCTCGTTTGGCTCCTACGGCAACCAAAACAGTTTCTTCGGGATCAACGTATTCAAGGATATTGAACAACGTATCCGGCGTTGATTTACCAACGTAAAGAGTCTTTGCGGCGGCAGGGTAGTTTTCCTGCATCCATCGGAGTGTGCGATGGTCCTCAAAAATACAATCCTCAGGTTCCATGTTGTCGGGATCAATGGTGTCCGATGGAAACGTAGACAATGGGTTACGAACTCGCCAGTGCGGAATCTCTCGCTTGTCGTTCCTATTTAATGAGACAGGGTGAATTGACACAGGNGCAGAAGCATAAGCAACTTGATATCGGGCACGACGACGCATTTTCATGTTCATATCGTTCATGTCAAACCAACCTAAGGTGGCTAGACGCCTCTTACGGGCATTTTCTTCACTCGCCTTGAANCCACCACGCAATGCAGGAAATTGAACGTCAGGCATAACTGAGGAGACCCTCAAAGCAAATTGGTCAATACCTTGTGAAAGCAAGTTTGCAACTGCTGGTTTTTCGTTAGCATCCAACTCGGGCAATGGGACAGTTACCTGGTTGTTGTAATGAATGGAAATTTCTTTCATCCGTGAAAGATAATCACCACGAGATTGCAAACGCTGACGATGTAAATTAATAATTTCTTCTGCTGAGCGAGCCATTACGATGTTGCTCCAACCCAGCTAGGCCGCCAAGAACTTTGCTGTACTGCGCTAGGCAAAGAAAGTTGTGGTAGGTTCCATTCAAAAAACCATTCAGCCATTACACAGTCGTCCGTTCTACCATGCGGGTATTTAGTAACTTCGTCAACAAGCCGCATTGCAACAGTCTTTCCGTCGCCTCTACCGGGTAGTCGTACTCTGCCAAAACGCCAATGTGGTGCAATGGTTTCTACTCCGTAGTTCGGGTCTGATTTATTTCGACTGGTTGTATGCGGAATTATGTCAACATTGTGCATAGTTCGCCAACGACGCACATGGTCATATTGTAACATGAACCGTTGTGCGGCATTAGCCTCTACAATCCAAGTTGTAATTGGAAAACCTAAAGTTCGAGAAGCGTCTTGCCAATCNTCCATCATGCCAACAAATTTTCCGTTCTCGGCAGACCAGTCTAAGAAATCTGGGGCATCCATTTTTTTACGGGCTAAGTCAATGAGATACCGTTTTTCAGAAGCGGGATCATAAATCCACCATTGAACAGACCAATAGTTTGTAGGTGATGGGTCAGCTGTCGCTATTGAATAGCACTCCGAAGGGTTCAGCCCTGCTGGAATTTCTAATCGTTCCCTGTGTTTGTCAATACATCCAACAAACTCACCATGACCATAAACCCATGCATTCGGAACAAGACTTCTGTGGGATCAACGTCCTGTTGCTGATAAAGAACTGTAAATCGTTCTCCACGGTTTGCCATAAGGGTATTGATTTTGACCCAGGGAATTCGTCTTGGCACAAGCAAACAGCCGTGAGGGTATGGCGAAGCCGATTTTTTATGCTGCTCGGGGTCGCATTGTTCTTCGTAATGGGCTTTGAAAATAATGTGATGGTATTTTTTTCCATCTCGTTTTTCTCCTACCTTAACGGTCATTTCTTCTTCGTCGTATTCGTCGTCGTCGTTATCGTCCAAGCCAGGGGCTGTCATATCCAACGCAAAACGGTACAAATCATCCGAAGAAATCCTCTGGCCTTGNAGCACCAAAAGGCCACCAGGCTCTAGTCGAGTTTCGCAAACGTCTTGGTATACATCTTGGAGTGCTTCCTTNTGTTCAATGGTTCGCATCTTGCGAGGGTCTACAAGGTCGTCCCACATTACAAAGTCATACCGTCCACCAATGAACGAAGTGTCAATTCCGTAAGCAGACCAAGTTGGTTCCTTTTCAGAAATAGCCCCAGTCTCTCCGGGCTGCATAACAATAAACGCTTCGTTGGTCCAAATTTCTTTGTCCATTGGACGGAATCGCCCAAAGTCTTGAGACAAGGTAGCAACGGCATCTAAAGCATCGCCACGGCGCAAAGCATTAGTCTCAGCCTTTTCTGGCTCGATACGTTCAAAGGTACGCTTTAGTCGCATCAAGTTACGTTTGGCAAGGCTCATTGTGGCAGAACCAATCATGCCACGGATAGCTCGGTTTCTACAAGTGAGCCAAGCAGGAATGTCGTGAACAAACGTAACGGTCTTACCCGATCCAGGGGGAGCGTTGATAACAACGTATTCCTCGTTGGGGGTTTCAAGCAGTTTAACTATTTGTTCTGCCGCTTCTTTTTGCCAGGGTGCTGCAATGCGTCCAAAGTATCGCTCTTGAAAATAAGCAAAATCTTCTAAAGCACGTTTGGCCTCAGCACTTAATTCTGATTCTCTTTTGGGGTTAGGTAAATCTTCTTGCGCTTTGACCAGTTGTATTTCAACACCACGGACATTGTGCATCTCACGCTTTTCCAAGCGCTGTGCGGTGGCAATTGAAAAGCCCGCCTTTTTAGCGGAATCAGATTGAGAGAAACCTGCCTCTCGCAATCCCCAAAACTTTTCTTTTTGTGCAGGACTAATTGCCATCTGTTACCATATTCATATCCCATCCTCCTTTGGGATGTGCGATCCCCGGCTTGAAAGCGACTGTGGGATCAGCACGCCCAAATTCAGGCCATAAAAAATTATTTTTTAGGCAGAGTAGGTGAGTATCCGAGAGCATTGCCGGGAGGGGAAATAACTCGCTCAGGGGTAGGAGCTGGGGTTACGGTAGCGGCGGGCACTACGGGTTTGGTTAGTGTTGGGTAGACAGGTGCGCCAAGTACGCCAAGAAGGTGTCCAACTTTGGGGTGGGTGCTTTCAATCTTTCGCACAATTCCGTAATAGACAGTGGCCGAGACTGANCCAATGGCTGANACTTCAACTGGATTCTTGATCCCTAAATGGGCAAGTACCGACACTACAAAACCAACAGCGATTGGTGTAGCCGTCCGGATTACAGAACGGGTGATATTGGTCATTAGAACTCCTCTTCAACTTCGGGCGAGTCATCTTCTTCGCCACAGTAACAATCTTCACATTTGCCATTGCAGAATTCATCTTGCTTGCCAGGGACTGTAGATACGTCTGGTATTGCAATAGTCATACTTGATCGAGGGCTTCAAGAGCCAAGTCCAACTCAGTGCTTTTAATAATTGAGGGTCCGGCGGATGCCATTGAGTGCCAAGCAATGTAGTTGTTTCTTGCGACAGACGCCACTACTTGCAAAGCATGATATTCGTCGTTGGACACCTCAATCATTCTTCCTCCTGATAGTAATCATTGAATTCATCACAACAATTACGAATCATGTTGTGAATCCTAATGCCTTCTACAATACCTTCAATACTAACAGATTCAGCGATAAAGCCACATTCCTTACATTCCCATTCTTCAAATTCTTCAGGTTCTTCTTCATTGAACCAAATCCACCATTCTCGAACCATCAACCCAAAAGAGCTCAACAGCGCTACTACCGCCACCACCAATGCCGCAATGTTCATAACCGCAATATACACCATGCAATAAAAGAAAACTTTTTCCGTAAATTAGTACAGAACACGCAGCGAAATGTGTGGTATCGTTACACCTAATGGTCTTGAGCCAGACAGGGAGGATTACTCAGGCGGCTGGGAAATCTAGGTTTTTAACCCCCTCGTTCCGGTCCGGTTGATCCCCGGTCTGATCCCCGTTGTAGGGTAACAGCCTTCTATGTCCACTAGGCCGGACCACTCCCCCAAGACATTTGATCGAGCTTGACCAGGGAGGTAGGGAAGCACAGTCTCTTATGCCAGACATAGATTGCTTTCAGCGGGTGGATGCGTTACATTTTTTGTAATTGGTGAAGTATCGGGTGACTTATAAACAAATACAGGAGGCTACCGCCTCACTACGTTCGTTGCTCTACGCCTCGCTACGCTCGTTGTCTAACTGAAGCAAACAGGGTTAGCGCTTACCCCACCCTGGTTGCGTATTTTTATTCATCCCATTGCATACAGTTTGAATACAAAATGAGGGCTGTATGTGAGCACACTATACGGCAATAAAATGGGTGCCGTCCCGGCACATACCCGGTCGAACACCTGTTCGCCACAAGATGTTGTGGTTTGCAATAGTTAGCACCACAATATGTAGTGGTTCTCTACCAAATGGTAGGGGATTGTGTGTGTGTTGTGATGAATGGCATAGACCTATTGTGTCCTACTTGGTGAGACTACCGAACAACTGGCAAGCTACTTGCCGGGCGGACGAGCTGCCTGACCTGAACAGCTGCCGAACAGCTGGCGAGCCGCCTCGGAATCAGGCTAGAAAGTAGACACGAAAGAATTCTTGAAGAAAGGCTTGACATTCTGAAAGATCGCGTGTACTGTCTCACTTAGTAGGATAT